TTTTTCGCGCGCAAGTTTCGGGGCGACTTTTTTCGGCCCGACCAAAACCGCAGCCCGACAGGACCGAAAATGACCCGAGGCCCCAAGAAAAAGCCGGCTGCAAAGGCCTTGGCCCAGGGCAATCCGGGTCGCAGGCCGATCAAAACGAGCCCGAAAAAGGCGCGAAAGCCCGCCAAAAAAGACGCCGTTTTCGGCGCCCCGGACTGGCTCGACGATGCCGGCCGCGCCGTGTGGGCGCTGACCGTCCCGAACCTCGAGGTTCTCGGCTATTTCCAGACCACCGACGTCGGCGCCATCGCCCGCTACTGCGACCACACCTCGCGCTGGTTGCGGCTGCGCGACAAGGTCAACAAAAAAGGCGAGAGCTACTGGACCAAGTCCAAGCACGGCCGCATGCTCCGCCGGAACCCCGATTTCCAGAACATGATGGCGCTCGAGACCCAGATGCGCGCGCTCGAGGACCGTTTCGGCCTCGCGCCGGTGTCCCGAGAAGCCATTCTCGGCCGCTTGAGCGACCCGCCCGATCCCAACAAGGGCGCGGATGCGGGCCGCTCACCCAATGGCATGCCGGCTTCGCCTACGGGCATGCTGTCGCCGTCGGCGTTTGCGCGCTCTCCGACCGCCGGGGGCACTCATTGAACGCCATCGTGCGCCGCATGATCGCGGCGTTTGGCATCGTCGTGGCGGGTCTGATGTCAGCCGCCGCGCATCCTGACCTCGCTTTCGCGCGCGGTCTCGACCTGTCGCGCGAAAGCGATGTTCGCCAGGCCGTGAAGGCCTACGCGGCGACGCTCGAGCCGCATCCGAACTATTATTTCAACGAGGAGGCGGCCACCCGCGCCATCCTGTTCTATCCGCAGCAGTGCCGCCTGACGAAAGGCCCGCTGGCCGGGCGTCCGCTGGTGCTGCAGCCGTGGCAGGCCTTCGAGATCGTCGCCCCGGTGCAAGGCTGGCGCTGCGACGACGGCACCCGGCGCTATCGTCGCGCTTCGATCTGGCTGCCGAAGAAAAACGGCAAAACGGAACTCATGGCCGGCACGTCGCTGCAGCACCTGGTCTGCGACGGCGAGATCGGCGGCGAGGGCTATTTCGTTGCCGTCAAGGCCGAGCAGGCCAAGATCGCGTTCACGGCGGCGCGCAACATGGTGTTGATGAACGCCGACATGAAACGTCGGATCAAGCCGTTCGCTGCCTCGCTCTGGCACGAGGAGACGCACTCCGGCCTGCATGTCCTCGGTGGCCGATCCGAGGGCACGCACGGCAAAGGCCCGTCATTCCGCATCGCCGACGAGCTGCACGAGTTCCGCGACGATCGCCTCCTGCAGTTCCTCGACACCGGCATGGCCGCCCGCACCCAGCCGATGGCCTGGGACATCTCCACGGCCGGCCTGCAGCAGGGCTATGGCTGGGAGCTTTACAACACGTGCCGACAGCTTGCCTCGGGCACGCTGACCGACGAGCGCACGCTCGTGGTGATCTACGAGGCCGGCGAGGACGACGACCCGTGGGACCCGGCTGTGTGGGCCAAGGCGAACCCCAATCTCGGCGTCTCGATCCCGGTCGCCAACATGCGCGACCTCGCGCAACGCGCGCTGATGACGACGCGCGCGACCAACGATTTCCTCTGCTACCACCTCAATCGCTGGGTCGGCCAGGTCTCGCGCTGGCTGAAAATGGACCGCTGGAAGGCGTGCTCGGCGCATCGCAAGCCGGACGCATGGCGGACGGACGAGGCGGCCCTGATGGGGCGGCCGTGTTTCATCGGTGTCGACCTAGCCTCGACCAAGGATCTGTGCGCCGAAATCCTCGTGTTTCCGCCCGCCGGCGGTGACGGATGGCGCGTCTTGTGCCGGTTCTGGCTGCCGGGTGCCGACCTCGACGAGCGCATCCGCTCCGAGCGCGTGCCCTATGACCTCTGGCAATCCGAAGGTGCGGTGTTCATCACCGAGGGCGACGCGGCCGACCACGATGCGATCAAGGCGCAGCTTCTCGAGGATATCGAGCACTTCGACGTGCATGGCATCGGCTTCGACCCGTGGAACGCCCACAAGCTGATGACCGAACTCAACGAGATCTATCCCGATCTCGCCGTGCGGGTCGCCCAGAACATGGCGACCATGACTGGCCCCTCGAAGCTGCTCGAGCGCCTGGTGCTGAAAACCGAGATCGACCACGGCAACCACCCGGTGCTGCGCTGGATGGCCGACAACGCCGCCACGATCAGCGACACCAACGGCAACATCAAGCCGGCCAAGAACAAGTCGACGCAGAAAATCGACGGCATCGTCGCGCTGATCATCGCGCTCGCGCTCACCGAGGTCGCACCCGAGGGCAACGTGCCGTCGGGCTTCGCGACGTCCATGTGAAAGCCCAGCAATGAGCCTTTTCAGCCGCTTTTTCGGCGCCGGAGACGCGGGCCCGCCCGCCAACCGCAACCCCGCCGACGACTATTGGTTCGGCGCGGTCACGCCCGACGGCCAGGTCGTCGTCAATGCGGCGACCGTGGTGCAGATTCCAGAGGTCTACGACTGCCTGCAGGTGATCGCGCAGACGATCGCCTCGCTGCCGCTGATCACCTACAAAAAGGACCGCAAGGGCGGCAAGCAGCGCGACGACGAGCACCCGGTCGCTGATCTGCTGCACCACGCGCCGAGCCCAGGCGTGACGGCCTACGAGTTCCGCCACCAGATGACCTGGGACCTCTGCCTGCACCGCAACGCCTTCGCCGAGATCCGCGAAGGCCGCCGCGGCCCGATCGACCAGCTCATCCGGCTCGATCCAGAGACCGTCTGGATCGTCAAGCTCACCGGCGGCGATTACGTCTACGAGATCCGCACCGGTGCCACCCGGCGCCGTCTCGATCGCGAGCAGGTGTTTCATCTGCGCGCGCCGCCGGTCACCAGCGACAACCTGCTCGGGCGCAGCCTGATCGAGGACGGGCACAAGACGTTCGCGCGTGCGCTGGCGCTGCAGGACTATGCCACGCGGTTTTTCGAGAACGACGCGACGCCCGGCGGCGTCGTCGAGATTGCCGGCACCTTCAAGACGGTCGAGCAGGCCGCCGAGTTCAAGCGCAAATGGCAGGCGGAGTTCACCGGGCGCAATCGCCACAAGGTAGCAATGCTCGACGGCGGCGCTAAATTCTCGGGCATCGACGTCCAGAACGACAAGGCGCAGTTCATCGAGACCTATCGCGAGGTCGCGCTGCAGTGCCTGCGCTTCTGGCGCATGCAGCCGCACAAGGTCGGCATCCTCGACAAAGCCACGTTCTCGAACATCGAGCAGCAAGGCCTCGAGTTCGTCTCCGACACGCTGATGCCGTGGCTGGTCGCCTGGGAGCAGGGCATTCGCCGCGACCTCATTGTGCGCTCCGACGTCTGGTTCGCCGAGCACAACGTCGCCGGCCTGCTGCGCGGTGACATCAAGGCCCGTTACGAGGCCTACCGCATCGGCCGCGAGTGGGGCTGGCTCTCCGCCGACGAGGTCCGCACCCTCGAGAACATGAACCCGCTCGGCGCCGGCGTCGGCGACGTCTACCTGCAGCCGCTGAACATGGCACCGGCTGGCAGCGAGCCCGCGCAGCGCGCGGCCTACGCGGCCACCATCGAGCGCGAGCTCGCCCTCTACGCCACCCACCGCAAGCTGATCGAGGCCCGCTCCGATGCGCTACGCTAGGATTCTGACCGCCGTTGCCGGCACGCCCTGGGCGATCCACCCCGAGAAGGGGCGCGCCATCATGGAATTCCTGTCGTTCGCCGCCGCCGGCGGGCGGAACGGGCCATCAGAAGTGCAGGCCATCACCGGCCGCGCGCCGGTAGCCTACGACGACGGCGAGACCGGCGAGGAGCGCCGCGCCCGCATGGCGGCGGCCGAGGAGAAGGCCATCGCCGATCGCGGCGGCGTCGCCATCGTCGCGCTCAAGGGCGTGCTCTCGCCCAGGCTTTCCGACGAGATGGACGTCTCCGGGCCCGGCGGCACATCGGCCGAAGGCTTCGCCAAGCGGTTCTCCGCTGCCCTCAACGATCCCCGCGTCGGCGGCGTCATCGTCGACGTCGACAGCCCCGGCGGCAACGTGCTCGGCATCAAGGAAGCCACCGACGCGGTCTATGCCGCCCGCGGCGGCGACAAGCCGGTGGTGGCGGTGGCCAGTCCGATCGCCGCCTCGGCCGCCTACTGGATCGCTGCCAGTGCCGGAGAGCTCGTCGTCACGCCGTCCGGCGAGGTCGGCTCGATCGGCGTCTACACCTGGCACGAGGATCTGTCGAAGGCACTCGCCGACGCCGGCGTCGTGGTCAGCCTGATCACCGCCTCGAGCGCCCCGCACAAGGCCGAGACCCACCCGGCGTTCCCGCTATCCGACGAGGCCCGCGCGGCCATGCAGGAGGGCGTCGACCGCTACGGCCAGTCGTTCGTCGATGCGGTCGCCCGCGGCCGCGGTGTCAGCGCGGCCGACGTTGTCAAGCGGTTCGGCGGCGGCCGCATGATCGGCGCCGACGAGGCCCTCGCCGCCGGCATGGTCGATCGCATCGGAACGCTCGACGACGAGATCGCCCGCATGAGCGCCGCCCTCTCGCGTCCGCGCTCCGGCAAGCGGGCCAGCGTCGCCGACGCCCGCCGCCGCTCGGCGCTCTGGTAACCGCCGCCCGATTCCCCCGCCAGCAAAGGACCCGATCCCATGGCCGACATCACCCTGCAGACCATCGCCGCGACCGGCGTCGTGCTGACGTTCGCCAGTGCGGCGGCCGCCGACAAGGTGGTCGTCGACAGCGGCGATCGTGTTGCCGTCGCGGTCGCCAATGCCAGCGGCTCCTCGATCGACGTGACCATCCCGGCCGTGACGACCTCGATCAACGTGCCGGGCGTCGGTGCCGTCGACGTTCCCGACCTGGTCGTCGCCGTCGCTGATGGCGCCACCAAACACATCGGCCCGATTCCCCGCGCCTACATCGGCTCGGACGGTCGCGCCTCGGTCAACTACTCGGCGACGTCGAGCGTCACCCGCGCGGCCTACCGGCTGCCACCGCCGGCCTGATCGCCGGCCTGTCTCCGCAGTGTTCCAGTTGGCGGCCGCCGTCCTCGCCGGGATGACGCGGAGACCGCCGAGTTCGTCCCGGCACCACCCTGGAAAGGCTCCGCCACCATGAAGACGTTGAAGCAGTTGAAAGCTCGCGAGGCCGAGCTCAAGGTCGAGGGCAAGGCACTGCTCGACGCGGCCGACGCAACCGGCCGCGAGCTCACCGCCGCCGAGGAGGCTCGGTTCACCGCCATCGACACCGAGCTCGAGGCCCTCAAGGGCGAGATCGCCACGCAAGAGCGTGCCGCCGAGCGCCGTCGCCGGATGGAAGGCGTCTCGATTCCCGGTGCGCCCTCGCAGATCCAGGTCGGCGACGACCGGGCTACCCTCGACCCGCGCGCCGGGTTCAACGGCGGCATCGCCGAGTTCGCGATGGCCGTCTATCGCGCCAATCCGCAGACCCCGGGCAACGCGCTCGACCCCCGTCTCGCCGCCATGTATCAGGCGACGCCGACGGGCTACATGCGCGAGGGCGGCTCCAACGACGGCTACATGGTGCCCGCCGAGTTCCGCAATCGCATCTGGGAGCTGGTGTTCAACGGCGACGGCCTCGTCAACGAGATCGACGCCGAGCCGACCAACTCCAACCAGGTCAACGACCTCTCGGACGAGTGGACGCCCTGGGGCGGAACCGGCATTCGCGCGTTCTGGCGGACCGAGGCCGCACAGATGGCCGCCACGCGTCCCAGCGTCACGCCGCGATCGGTGCCGCTCAACGAGCTCTATGCGTTCGTCACGGCGACCGAAGAGCTGCTCGAGGACGCGCCCCGCCTCAACGCCCGCCTCGAGGGCAAGGCGGCCCAGGCCATCAACTGGAAGCTCGACGACGCCATCATCTACGGCGACGGCGTCGGCAAGCCGCTGGGCTACATGGAGTCCAATGCGGTCGTCGTCGTGGCCAAGGAATCGGGCCAGGCCGCCGACACGGTGGTGACCAAGAACATCACCAAGATGTTCTCGCGGCTGCTGCCGCAGGGCATCGCCCGGGCGCAGTGGCGGATCAACTCCGACGTGCTGCCGGAGCTCGAGGGCCTGACCATCGGCGACCGTCCCGTGTGGATCCCGCCGAACGGCCTCGTCGGCGCTCCCGGCGGCCTGCTGCTCGGCCGCCCGGTCAAGCTCTCCGAGCACTGCAAGACGCTCGGTGACGAGGGCGACGTCCAGCTCATCGACCCGATGGGCTACTACGGGCTGAAGAAAGAGGGCGGCATCAAGTTCGCGTCGTCGATCCACCTCTACTTCGACTACGGCCTGCAGGCCTTCCGGTGGACCATCCGGTTCGGCGGCCAGCCGCACCTCAAGGCGCCGGTGTCGCCCGCCAACGGCACCAACACCAAGAGCCACTTCGTCACGCTCGCCGTTCGCGCCTGACGCCTGACGGGGCTCACGATCCGGGGGCTGCCGCCATGCGGCTCCCGGCTTCTGCCACCCTCCGCCACCCAACACCGGGACACTCCCCATGAACCGCAATCTGCTTCCCTCCGACCGCGTGGCCGTGGCCGACGCGATCGACCCGACCTCGCAGTCGGCCGGCGCGCTTTCCACCGGCTGGATCTCGATGGCGACGTTCCAGAGCGTCATGGCGATTGCCATCGCCGGCGCGCTCGGCTCGTCGGCCACGCTCGACGCCAAGCTCGAGCAGGCGAGCGACTCATCCGGCACCGGCGTCAAGGACGTCACCGGCAAGGCGATCACCCAGCTCACCCAGGCCGGCACCGACAGCAACAAGCAGGCCGTCATCAACTGCCGGGCCGAGGAGCTGGACATCGCCAACGGCTTCACGCACGTGCGGCTGACGATGACGGTCGCCACGGCCGCCTCGCTGACCTCAGCCGTCCTGCTCGGCCTCGATCCTCGCTACGGCGCCGCGTCCGATAACGACGTCGCATCCGTCGACGAGATCGTCGCCTAAGCCAGGTTCGAGGACGACACCCGATGGACCTTTCGCTCGTCAGCGCGGCCGCCGAGCCGCCGGTCTCGCTCGCCGAGGCCAAGCAGCATCTGCGCGTGCTGACGGGCGACGAGGATGCGCTCATCACGGCGCTTGTCCTCGCGGCAACGGCCCATCTTGACGGGCGCGCCGGCATTCTCGGCCGCGCGCTCGTTACCCAGACCTGGGATCTGAGGTTGGATTGCTTCCCCCGCTTCCAGTGGGGCGCGCGCATCGAGCTGCCGATGCCGCCGCTGCAGTCGGTGACCTCGATCAAGTATCTCGACGACACCGGCACCGAGACCACCATCGATCCGGGCGACTATGTCGTCGAGCCGGGCCACTATCTCGGGCGCATCCGTCCCGCCTACGGCCTCACCTGGCCAACGGCGCGCGACGAGACCGGCGCCGTTAGAATTCGGTTCGTGGCCGGCTACGGCACCGCCGCCGACGTGCCGCCGCCGATCAAGCACGCCATCCTGCTGCTGGTCGGGCACTGGTGGATCAACCGCGAGGCGACCGGCGACGCCAAGGGTCCGCATGCCTTTGCGGTTGACGCGCTGACCATGCCCTATCGGGTGCTTTCGGCATGAAGTCTCTGGGCCAACCCCAAGGCCGACGCGTCACGCCAGGTGATCTCACCGCGCTGGTCGTGTTCGAGGCGGAAACCCGCACCGACGACGCGCACGGCGGCGCCACGCAATCATGGGGCGAGGCCTTCCGGGCCTATGCGTCGATCGAGCCGCTGTTCGTCGGCGAGCGCGAGCACCTCGGCGCCATCCGCAACGTGGTGCAGTACCGGTTCACGATCTATCGCACGTCGGCGATCGACGAGCAGATGCGGATCCGTTTTGACGGCCGCACGCACAATATCAAGGGGCTGCGCCTGGGTGGCCCGCAAGAGCTGTTCATGGACGTCATCACCGAGACCGGGCTCGGCGACTGATGGCCTCCCGTCTGGTCTCCAACGGCCGCTTCCGGTCGGCGCTGCGCCATCTGCCGGAGGTCTCTCGCGCCGAGATCGCGTCCGGCCTCGACCGCACCGCGCGGGCGATCCAATCGACCGCAATCGCCCTGGCACCGCTCGACACCGGCCGGCTCCGGCGAGCTCTGGCCGCTAAGGGAGCCATCGGCCGTCGGCGGAAAGGCCTCGAGGTCGAGTTCGGTTTCAGGACCAAGTCGCTGCAGAAAAAGGCGTTCTACGCGCCGTTCGTCGAGTTCGGCACCAAGGCCTACGCCAAGGGCGATTTCCGGTTTCGCGGCGTCTCCGACGGTGGCCGCTATCGCAAGATGCGCGTCGCTGTCCCGGCTCGCCGGGCGCAGCCGTTCTTCCGGCCGGCCGTCGCCGCCAACATGAACCTCTGGCGTCGCGAGATGCGCGCCGCCCTGCAGAGGGCACTCCGGAGAGCCGCCCGTGGCTGACACCGCGCTTGCCCTGCAGAAGGCTCTCAACGCGGCGCTCGCCGGCATGACGGCGCCGTCGGCCGCGACTGGCGCATCGGCCGTGACGGTCGGCCTGGTCGACCACCCGGCCGAGAACGCGCCGTGGCCGCTGGTCATCCTCGAGTCGCACGAGACGTCGTCTGAGGGCGACGCCTACGAGGCCGACGCGACCGAGACCGAGCACACCGTCGAGATTGCGGTCTGGACGCAGTACCGGGGCAGCCGTCAGGCGCAGACCATCCTCGGCCAAATGTATGACCGCCTGCACGGCGTCAAACTCGTGCTCGAGGCGGGCCAGTGCTTGTCGTGCCGCGTCACCCGGCAGCTCACCAACCGCGAGCCCGACGGTCGCACCTATCAGGGCACCATGACGCTCACCATCATCACCGCAGACGAGGACCTCTGACATGGCACTGGCTGGCACAAAGACGCAGGGAATCAAGGTCTACATCGGCACCACGGCCGCCGATGGCACCTCCGATACCTACACGCAGGTGAAGCGCTGCAAGGTCTTGGGAGCCCTCGGCGCCGAGGCCCAGGTCATCGACGCCACGGCGCTCGAGGACAGCGCCAAGGAAAAGCTCAAGGGCATTCCCGACTTCGGCGACGTCGAGCTCGGCGGCAACCGCGTCTTCACTGACGCCGGCCAGAACGCGCTCGAGGATGCCGCGATCGATCCCGATGACGAGCCCTACAACATGCGCATCGAGGTTCCCGGCGCGGCCAGCGGCGGCGACGACGTGCGCTATGCCTTCAAGGCGATCATCTCGAAGTTCCGCACCAAGCCGGGCCAGGTCGACGGCCTGATCGAGTTCGAGGCGATGGCCGCGATCACGGGTGCGGTCACCGAGTCGGCTGTCTGATGAACCCGGCGCACGACACGCGGCTCGAGATCGGCGGCGACCTCTATTGGGTTCGCCGCGATTTCGACCTGATGCGGCGGATCGAACAGGCGTTCGGCCCGCTCACCGAACTCGACGCCAAGCTGCGCGTCTGCGCTCTGACCGGCGACGACCTGGTGCGGCTGACCAGCATCGCGCTCAAGGCCCAGGCCTCGCGGCCGCCCGATGACGACATTCGCGAGCACGTGCTCGAGGTCGGCGTCCGCGATGCGTCGGATCAGCTCGCGCTGCTGGTGCTGCACCTCTTCTCGGGCCACAAGCGGGCCGTCGCCTGGCTCGAGGCCGAGGCCAAGCGCGACGCGGCCATGGCCGAGGAGGGTGGCGCCGCCGCCGAGGACCCTCCGACCGCCGCCTCGTCCCCTGGGACCACTACCTCGAGGCGGCGTCGCACATCGGCTGGCGCCCGCGCGACTTCTGGCGCGCCACCTATCACGACCTGACCGCGACCATGTGGGCGCGCAAGATGGCGACCGAGCCACCGAAGCCGAAAGAGCTGTCGCCGGCCGAGGTCGGCGGCATGCTTCGGGCCCGCGCCAGGTCCAACGCCGATCGCCGCCCCCGCATCCAATAAGGGACCATCATGGCCAACGGCACCACCGTCGAAGAGATGCGCGTCGTGATGGACGCGGAGACCGCGCGTCTGCATCGCAAGCTGACCGAGGCCGACCGGCGGATGGCGCAGTTCCAGCGCGATACCGCCGAGCGGCTCAGGCGCTTCGACGGCTATTTTCGGTCGGCCGGCGGGGCCGTGGCGGCACTCACTGCCGGCCTCGGCGTCAGCCAGGTCACCGAGTACGCCAACGCCTGGACGCGGGTCGAGCGCTCGCTCTCCGGTAGCGAGCAGGTGTTCGGCATCCGGCTGCGCTCCGCGCGCGAGCTGGTCGACCTGGCCAACAAGGCCCGTGTCGACGTCGAGGCCTACGGCAAGACGTACGTGCGCACGGCCGCGGCGATCCGTGACTACGGCTACACCGAGGCTGACGCCGTCAAGGTGACCTCGGCGCTCTCGATGGCCCTCAAGCTCGGCTCGGCAGCCGGCAGCGAGCAGGCCTCGGTGATGCTGCAGTTCAGCCAGGCCTTGCAGAAAGGCAAACTGGACGGCGACGAGTTCCGCTCGGTGATGGAGAACGCCGGTGTCGTGCAGGAGCTGCTTGCCGATCGCCTCAAGGTCAGCAAGGGCGAATTGATCTCGATGGCGGCTGCCGGCAAGCTCAAGCTGCAGGACCTGGTCGGCGCGATGACGGACGGCGCCGCCAAGATCGAGCGCCTGTTCACGAAAGCGCCGCAGACGATCGACGAGGCGTTCACGGTGCTGCGCAACTCGGTCATCCGCTACGTCGGCGACGTCGACAAGGCCACCGGCGCCAGCCAGTCGTTCGTCAGTGTGCTCGCGTCGATCTCCGCCAACATGGACACCGTCGGCAACTCGGCACTCGTGCTCGCAGCCGGTTTGCTCTCGGTGTTCGGCCCGCGCATGCTCGCCGGCGTGATCTCGTTCGGCGCGGCCTCGACGCTGGCGCTCGGTCCCATCGGCGCGATCGCCGGGCTCGTCGGTGGCGGTGCTGCGGCGATGGCGCTGTTCGGCGACAAGGTCGAGGTGACAGCCGATGGCATGGTCACCTTGAAGGACACCGCCCAGGCGTTGATCGACGTCGTCGGCGCCAGGTTGACGCCGATGATGCAGCAGGCCTCGGCCGCCTGGCAGGGTGCCGTCAACATGATGACGCGCGCGCTCGATGGCATCCCGGTGAGCTTCGACGACATTGTGGGCGCGGCGCGCAAGGCCGTGAACGTGACGATCGGCCTGTTCGTGTTCGCCGGTAAAAGCATCATCGCGGCGTTCCATACACTGCCGGCGGCGATCGTCGAGAAGATGATCGACGTCTCGAACAGCGTCATCGCCATCGTCGAGCGCATGGTCGGCCAGGTGAAGGCCGCACTGAACCTGCTGCCGGGCATCAAGATCGAGGCCGAGATCGATCTCGGCCGCCTCGCCAATCCCCTGACCAACAGCGACAGCGTTGCGCGCCAAGCCATCGCCGCGGCCGGCACCGCGCTCGGCCATGACTATGTCGGCGGGTTCCTCTCCGCCACTGACGGCATCACCAACGAGATCGCGGCCAAAGCTCGGCAGATCGCCGAGATCCGCCAGTGGGCGGCCGGAACCACCGTGCAGCCGCACATCGAACTGAAAAAAGGCAAACCGGCCGTCGACCAGACGCTCGTCGACAACATGAAAAAAGCCGCCGAGCAGGTTCAGGGCGTCTATCGCAGGGCCCTCGAGGCGACCGAGCACTATCGCGAGGCGGTCTCCGAGCAGTATGAAAAGGAGCTGCGCAAGTTCCAGGAGCTGCAGCAGAAGAAGCTGATCACGCAGCAGCAGTTCGACAACGTCCGACACAATCTCGGCGTCGTCGCCGCCAAGCAGATGAACGAGGCGATCGAGAAGGAGTATCGCCGTCTGCGCGACGTGACCGACGTCGTTGCCTCGGGCATGGAGCAGGCCTTTTCCAACTTCACCGAGAGCGGCAAATTGGACTTTCGCGAGATGACGCGCTCGATCCTCGCCGACCTCGCCAAGCTCGCCTTCAAGAAAACCGTGATCGACAACCTGTTCGGCGAAAGCGGCAAGGGCTTCGGCCTGCTTGGCAGCGTGTTCGGCATCGGCGCCGCGGCTGCCGGATCGGCGGTGGCACCGGGTGGCATCGGGAGCTCGTCCACCACGACCTTGCCCAACTTCGACGTCGGCGGCCGCCCACCGGTCGGCATGCCGTCCTGGGTCGGCGAGCGTGGCCGCGAGCTGTTCGTGCCGGACGTGCAGGGGCGGATCATCCCGAACAACCAGCTCCGCGGCCTCGGCGGCGGCTCTGGCGGCCAGATCGTCGTTCGCCTCGAGCATAGCGCCGACTTCCACGCCCGGGTCGACAGCCGCATGCAGAACGTCGTGGTGCAGCGGGCGCCGGCCATCGTCGGCGCCTCGGTCGAGGCCACGCGGCGCAACTTGCCGGGCATGATGCGCCAGGCCCAGACCCGGAGCCTCTGACATGCCGGACCCCGTCCACTGGCCGCGCCGCCTGCTGCGGCCGGCCAACGCCTCGATCAACCCGGCACCGGCGACGGTTGCCGGCGTCGCGGCGTTGTCCGGGTTTCGCCAGGCGGTGTCGTCGCCGGCCGGCGTCTGGGCCATCACCTATGACCGGATCATCGTCGCCTCGCGGGCGCAGCGCCTGACCTTGCGGGCGATTGCCGCGCTGGTCGAGGGCCGCGCCACACCGATCGTGCTGCCGGTCTACGACCGCGAGGAGTTGCGCCCCATCGACCCGTCGATCGACGCCTCGGCAACGCACGACGACGGGTCGACCCACGACGATGGCACCGGCTATGGCGCCAGACGGGCCCAGATCCTGGTCGACGGCGCGGTCGCCCTCGGCGCCAACCAGATGACCACCGAGACCGTGCTCGGTGAGACCATCGAGCCGGGCATGCACTTCTCGGTCGGGCACCGTCTCTATCGCGTCAGGAGCATCGTCGAGACGGACGGCGCCAGTACGACGTTCAAGTTCTGGCCGATCGCCCGCGAGGCCATTCCCGACGGCGCCGAGCTCGAGTTCGACGAGCCGGTCTGTCTCGTTCGGCTGGCGGAGGATGGCGGTCTCGATCTTGCGCTCGAGAACGGCCGCCACGGCTTCCCATCAATCTCGTTCGTCGAGGATCCGACCTGATGGCGTTCCTCTCATCGGAAGCCGCGGCCGCGCTCGTCGGCTCGACGGTGCGCATGGCCACCCTGGTCGAGCTGCAGTTCACATCGGCCACCTCGCGGCTCTGGAACGGCACCGGGCGGATCTCGGTCGCCAGCCAGATCTGGGAGGGCATCGGCGCAATCGGCTCGATCGACGGGCTTGAGCAGGGCCGCCAGGCGCAATCGAGCAAGGTGACCATGCGCCTCTCGGGCGTCGACCCGGCGGTGCTGGCCAGCGCGCTCGCCTCGAAAACCGAGGTTCAGGGCCGCCTCGCCTACGTTTGGCTGCAGCTCTTCGATGCCGACTGGCAGCCGGTGGGCGCCCGCATCCCGGTGTTCTGGGGGATCATGCAGCGGCTCGGCATCACCCGCGAGGCCGCGAGCGATCTGTCGGGCGGCGCGCGCATCTGCGAGCTCGAGGTCGAGAACGGGTTTTATGGCCGCGCGCGGCCGCCAGCCGGGCGCTACACCGACACAGATCAGCAGTCGCGCTATCCCGGTGACAAGTTCTGCCGGTTCGTGCCCGTGCAGCGCTCGCAGATCATCGTGTGGCCCGATTACTGATGCCGCACCTCGCGACGTATCTGGCCCGCGCGGCCCGCCTGCCGTTCCGGTGGGGCGAGAGCGACTGCGCGACTTTCGTGGCCGATTGGGTGCACGAGGCGATCGGGCGCGACGGCATGGCCGCTTTGCGCGGCCGCTACGGCTGCCCTGACGGCGCTGGGCGCCTGCACGGCCCGCTCGGGCTCACCGGGACCGTCCGGCGCTGCGCCCGTCTGGCGGGCCTCGTGCGCACGTCCTGTCCCCGTCCCGGTGACATCGCCGTTGTGCGTCACGGCCGCGAGATCGGCTGCGCCATCCGGACAGCCCGTGGCTGGGTGCTGCGCGTCGATCGCGGTCTGGTCGCGGTGCCCGCTGTCCGCGTCATCGCCGCATGGACTGTCGAGGGCCCCGTCTCCCATGGCTGAAACTATCGCGATCGCCTTGTTGACATCGGTGGGTGTGACGGCAGTAGCGGGGTCGGCAATAGTGACCGTGACCGGGGCAATCATCGGCCTCGGCATCTCGGTGGGTGTCTCCGCGCTGGCGCAAGCGTTCACGCGCCCCGACAAAACAGCCGCCGAGGGCGCCGCTCCGGCCGACCGCCAGTTCGTCGCCAAGTCGCCGATCGCCGCCCGCGTGCGCTCCTATGGCCGGGTCCGTATTGCCGGCGCGCAGATGTTCCTCAACACCTCGGGCGGCGGGCTCTATCGGGTCGTCGCGCATAATGCCGGCCTGGTCGACGCGGTGGTCGAGCGGCTGATCAACGACGTTGCCGTCGAGATCGACGGCGACGGCTGGGTGACGACCGCGCCGTGGGCCGGCCACGTCCGTTGGCTCAATCGGCTCGGCACCACCACGCAGCCGCACTATTCCTCGCTCGAGGCGGCGTTCCCGGAGTGGGACGACACGCACACCGGCAAGGGCATCGCCTCGAGCCTCGTGATCTTCAACCAGGTCGAGCAAGGCGACTTCCTCACCGTCTATCCCGGCGGCGAGACCACCACGATCAAGATCACGCTCGACGCCTCGCAGGTCTGGGACCCGCGCGACGAGGCCCAGGACCCGGACGACCCTGCGACCTGGACGTGGAGCGACAACGCCGCGCTCGTGATCCTCGACTATCTGCGCCACGAAAGCGGGTTCGCGATGCCTCTCGTCTGGCTCGAGCCTGAGCTCGACGTCTGGATCGCGGCGGCCGACATCTGCGACGAGGCCGTCGACCTGGCAGAGGGTGGCACCGTGGCGCGCTACCGGATCTGGGGCAGCTACGGCTTCGACGAGCGCCCCGCCGACGTTCTGGCGCGCATGCTGACCGCTTGCAACGGCCGCATCTGGACCGGTCCCAACGGGGGCATCATCCTCAACGTCGGTGCCTGGGAGACGCCCACCGTCACCATCGGCGACGATGCGATCCTCTCCTACCGCCTCGGCGCCGGCAACGAGGCACCGGACACTGCCAACACCATCACGGCCGTCTATCTCGACGCGGACCAGGGCTATACCGAAACCGAGGCCGAGCCGTGGGCCGATGAGGCCGCTGTCACCGCCTACGGCGAGATCGTGGCCGACGCCAAGCTCTACTTGGTGCCCGGTCACAGCCAGTGCCGTCGCCTGCAGAAGCAGGCCCTGGCCCGCATCGCGCCGGAGTGGACCGGCAGCCTGACCACCAACCTCGGCGGACTCGCCGCGCTCAGCGAGCGCTTCATCACCATCGAGATCGGCGAGCTGGGCCTGTCGTTCACGGCCGAGATCGACGACGCGACGTTCGTGATCCAGGACGGCAACGTGGTCACCGGGCTGACCATCAATTTCACGGCCATGGCGTCGGCGGCGTTTGCCTGGGATGCCAATACCGAAGAGGGCACGCCGGCCGAGGTGCCGCCCTCGATCGTCGGAGAGGGCATTCCACCGCCGATCAATTTCCGGGTCTCGGTGACTTCCGTTCCGACGGCGCTGGTCCAATGGGACGCGGCGGCCGAGGGTGTCACCACCCGCGTCGAGTACAAGCTCGCGGCCGACAGCGAGTGGACCATCGTCACCGACGTCGAGGGCACCTCGCTGGCGCTCACGCTGGTCGAGGACGAGACCTACGAATTCCGGGCTCGCTCCATCGGCCTGTCGCGGTGGTCGGCCTACTCGAGCACGATCACGGCGACGATCGCGGTCGACGGCACGGCACCGGGCGTGCCGACGTCACTGTCGATCAGCAGCATCGGCATCGAGGGCGATGTGACCGTCTACTGGACCCAGCCGGCCGACGCCAACACAGCCGGCGCCAACGTCTACCGCCACACCTCCAACGATGCCGGCTCGGCGACGCTGGTCGGGACCACGGGCGGCGGGCCGAGCGCCGCCAAGAGCTTCGTGGACGTCGGGCCGTTCGGTCCGAATACCTATTATTGGTGGGTCGCCGCGATCAACGGCTCGGCTGTCGAAGGCACGCGCACCGCCGCCGGCAGCATCAGCTACTTGTACGACCAGCCAGCCCCCTGACACACCACAAAGGACGGACCCGATGAGCCTGTTCAGCCGGCTTGCGCGCGAGATCTGGCGCGACCATGTCACCGAAGGCGTTCCAGTCAGCGGCGCGCATGAGCCCGTCAAATCCCACATCCGCCAGTACGGCCTCGAGCTCGAGGCGGCGATCGCGGCGCAGATCGACGCGGCCGGCGGAAATCTCTACGACACGCTGTCGGCGCTTAATGCCGACCTGGCGCACGCGGCCAACAGCCAGGCCTGGGTCTACGCCGACACGACGGCGGGAAACAACGGCGTCTATCGCAAGAGCGGAGCCAGCGGCTCTGGCTCGTGGGCGCGCGTCCTCAACCTGCCCTATGCGATCATCCCGCTGACGGTGACCGGCGGCACCGGCAATGCCATTGTGACCACGTCGTCGCTGCCCATCCCGACAGACGATCGTACGGTGCTGATCTCGCTGGTGCCGACCGCCGACAGCACGGGAGCGGTCACGCTGGCCAACAACGGCGCGGCTGCCATCGACGTGCTTGATGGGACCGGCGCAGCGTTGATCACCGGCGCCCTGGCCGAGGGGCACGCGGTCCTCGGCATGATGGTCGACGGCGACCTGCGGTTGATCGGCGAAAGCGACCTCGCGGCCAGCGTAGCTGCGGCTGCGGCAAGTGCCTCGGCGGCGGCAGCGAGTGCGGCAGCGGCGGATGCAAGTGCCGATAGCGTGGATCTCGGCGCGCTCGATGATGCCGTTGCATCGACCGCAGCGGATCGGGCCATCGTCGAGGCCCATGTGACGGCGGCGCTGTCGCCGGACAACTACTCGGCCATGACGCCGATCAAAACCCTGATCGAGCGCAACACGACCGACGTCACAATCGTGTTTGTCGGTGACAGCACGGGCGACGCGACCAACGAGTGGATTTACCTGTTCGCGGAATGGCTGGCGTCGGAGTACCCCACGCACACGGTCGAATATCAGGTGCACGACGGCACGTCCTACGGGTCTGTCACAACGATCGCGACGGGCAGCGGCAGCTATACGATCGAAATCTTCAACGCGGCCGTGAGCGGCTATCGGCTGGCACAATGGCAGGGAGCGCGGTTCACGTCGGCGGTTGTCACGCCAGGGCCGGATCTCGTCATCACGAACGCTGGCATCAACCGGCTTGGGCTTGCCAGTGCGCGGCTCGTGCGGATGGAGGCGCTCGAGTTCATCCAGCAAGTATGGGATTTCATCGGCTCGATCCCCGTCGTCGTGCATCTGCAAAATCCGCAGCGTGACGACAACACGTTGGACCCCGTGATCGAGGGTCTGAGGGGAGCCCTGGAAAAACTTCCGGACGTCGGTGTCGTCGACACGCATACCGTGTGGCAGCGCGCGGGAAAGCCGAGCGGCTGGTACTCAGACGGCACGCACCCGAACGCGACAGGCTCTGGCATCATTGCCGACACGTGGAAAGCGGCTTGGCGCGCGGCGCAAACCCTGCCGGCGCTCAATGCCTACCGCTCCTGGTGGGCCGATCATTTCCACTTCAACGTGCTCAATAACGGTGATTTCTCGGCGTTCGCGTCGGCGCTGCCGGACAACTGGACCGAAGGCGGCACGGGCACTGTGAGCAAGGAGACCACGAGCCCGATCTACACGGGCAAAAGCTACAGCGTGAAGATCGAGTCGACGTCGGCCAAGTACATCCGGCACGCGATCACCACTGGCCGTCTGAACGCACTCAAGGGGCGGAAGATCACAGCGGCCGTGCGGTTGTATCCGGTGAGCGGAGGACATGCGTCGACCGGTCAGCTTCTGGTGCAAAGCGATGGCACCAACGCCATCTCGCGATCGACATTGGACAACTCGATTTACTCGCTCGATGGGTGGGTCTGGAAGGTGATCGACGATCTGCTGGTGCCGCGCGATGCGAGCTACCTCTACGTCAACGTCTACGGAGCCGCCGCGGCGGGAACGGTCTATGTCGACGAGGTGCTGGTCTACGTCGGGGACGGGCGGCCTGACTACGCGATGCTGAGCCAGGACGTGGGCGAGTTCGCCACGCTCAGGGCGTCGGCAGACTCGGGGGGCAAGTCCGGTTTTGTCACGATCCCGAACGCGCAAGATGTGACAGCCAACTCATCGGGTGTCGGCACGATCCTGATGAAAGGCACAACGTCACGCTCGTCAGCCGGGTTTCAAAAAGTATACATCGGAACAACAGCTTATTACGTGCCACTGTTTTCCAGCATCACGGGATAAGCGTAAGCGCAGGCCGCACGGCAGCACCGCACGTCAACCGAACCAGATAAAATCTCCGGCGCTCAAGGCGCCCCGGAAAGGCATCGCATGGGCATCACCGCACTCATCTCGACCCTTCTCGGCTTCATCGGCGGCGTGCTGCCGGACATCATGCGCGAGGTGCACGACACCCGGGCCCAGGCACGCGAGCTGGCGTTCCTCGAGGCGCAGCACAAGATGCAGCTCGAGCGTATGAAAAGCGAGGCCGGCGCCAAGCTGCGCGAAGCCGAGGCCGGTCTCGTCGCCGAGGAGGTGCGCGCCATGCGCGAGCACCTGACCGCCATCATCGAGGCCCAGGCCAAGCCGACCGGCATTGCCTGGATCGACGGGTTCAACGCGGTTCTGCGCCCGATGGCGACGGTGTTGATCCTGGTGCTCTTCCTCGCCACCGCAGGGGCCTTCGTCGCCGACGTGCTGGCCAACTATCGCGCCGGGGCCATTGATGCGGCTACCGCCACCTCGACGATCTGGGGCAGCATGGTCGGTCTCGCCATCGAAGGCGTGCTCGGATTCCTGTTCGGGGTGCGGTCCGCGCGCAAGATGCCGACGAGCGCGGTGTGATGCACGTCCGCCTCGATGTCCTGGGCCAGATCCGCAATCGGCTCGAGCGCGAATCCGTGCCGCGGTTCTTCGACGAGCGGTGGTCGGCGCGCCGCATCGCCGCCCGTCGCGCCCGTTTCGAGCGCTGGCTCGGCGTCTATGGCCGCGTTCTGGTCATCGAGAACGGCGCCAAGCCCAGCACCTGCAAACTGACACGGGCGCCCGGGAGCGTGAACCGATGACGCTTGCCCGCGAGGCCTTGGCCCTGATCGAAAACTTCGAGGGGTACCTCAAGCGCCTGCCTGACGACCGGGCGGCACCGTATTTGTGTCCGGCACGCGTTCCGACGATCGGCTGGGGAACCACGTTCTACGAGGACCGCCGCAAGGTGGCACTCTCCGACCCTCCCATCACGCGGGACCGCGCCCGCGAGCTGCTCGGCTTCGAGTTGCGCGAGTGCGAGGCCGCCGTCGATCGCCTGACGACGCGGCGGCTCGAGCCGCTCGCCCGCGGGGCCCTGGTCTCGTTTGTCTACAACGTCGGCGCCGGAGCCTATCGCGGCTCCGGTCTCAGACGTGCCGTCAACGCTGGCGACGACGATCGCGCGGCGCGTGAGTTCCGCAAGTGGCGCCTGGCTGGCGGCGTGGTGTTGGCAGGTCTCGAGCGGCGGCGATTGGCCGAAGCCGCGCTCTATCTCAGAGGGGTTCGCGATGCGAGCGTGGCACGCGGTGCTGCTGTTTCTGTTCATGGTCGCTGGGACACTCGCGTCGTTCCAGCATTTCTCGCCGCGCTCGGGCCCGGGCGACCGGGTGGTCGTGGCGTCGCTGCCACCGGAGCCGGTGCCGGCGGTGCCTGATCCCGAGCCCTCCTCGCCGCCGGTCTATCAGCCCGGCGACGATATGGCGCCCGCGGCCGAGGTGCCAGGCGTGTCGACCGAGCCCATGCCCGGCGTCGTCAACGAGATCCACATTGCCGGCGGACTCGCCGTGTTCGTGCCGCGCGTCGAGCCGGTGGCAGCGGACGACGAGCCGGATCTCGGCGCCAATCACGTCCAGGCACAAGCGCCTGACGATCCACCGCAACCACCCGCCAGTGGACCGCCTTTGTCGCCGCGGCCGGTGACTCGTCCACCGTCACGGCCCCGCGTGGTGCCAGCCAGTGCCACGTCGATCGAGGTCCCGCTGCCGATCCCGGCCGTCGAGCGTCCACCCGTCGAGCAGCGCTGGCAGTCCACCGTGGCGCGCTTCCGCAGCGATGCCGACTGGCGCTCTCTCGTGTTCAGGGGGCAGTGATGCTCTCAAAACCCGAATGGTCTCCCGAGGAGAGTGCCGCGCATGGACGGCCGCCACCACCGCCCAGACCCAACCGCCGCTTCCCACCCGGTGAACGGTCACCAATTCGAGATCGCGATGGCGCTGGGTGGGCTGGCGGCCGAGAGCCGCCGGCATACCGAGATCATGCTCGAGATCCTCGACCGGCAGATCCGCCTTCCCGATCAGCTTACGGCGGCTGTAATGCCTATCGCGGCGACGCCGGCCCAGCCGCCACCGCCATCCCCGCCGCCTGGTCTGGCACAGCGCCTCGGCACGTTCCGGGACTGGATCATCGCGGCGGTCGCGATCTCGGCCCTGGCCGGCGCCATAGTCGGCAAGGTGCCATGGACGGTGGTCCTGGACCTGTTGCGCGAGCTGGCGAAGTCGTGAGCACCGCCCGCGCCTGGTGGCTGGCTCAGTCGTTCGCGCTCCGCCTTGCCATCGTCGCCGGCGCGGCCGCGGTCGCAATCGCCGCCACCTAGAGTTCCTCCCGCGACACCGGGGGCGTTTCCGGTGCCGCCACCTCAGCCCTCGGCCCTTCGGGGTCGGGGGCTTTTTGCGTTTCGGGAGGGTGGTGGCTCTTACTGAGAAGCAGAGGTGCTGGGCACTATCTCCAAGGCCCTTTCCGGATATATCTGAACAGACCCCGGCTCGCGCTCGCTCTCTACGGCCCAGCCAACCGGCGTGAGCTTTGTCGAGTATGAGCCGACAATAATCCCCTGCCAGAGCTTGAGCCGCTTTTCTTTCGTACTCGGTCGCCAATCTTCATGTCCGCTTTGTCCTCTTTTCAACGGTTTGCGGGCGGAGGCGGCAGCAACGGCACCATCTTTCCGTCGCTGTAGGCCGACGCGATCCGTGGTCTGACGTGCTCGGCTACGGTCGACCCGTCCGGCATCACGACGTGGGCCATGAACGCCTCTTCAAACGTCTCGATGCCGTCGTCGACGGCGACGAGCTTGGCCTTGATGGCCAGCAGCAGCGCCCGCCACTTGCGCCGGCAGGCCATCTCACATTGCCGCTCGACCTGCTCCGGAGAGGCCCTCCGGGTCCGCGACTGGTTCACCTTGACCGTCTGAAATTCTTTCGCGGTCGACTCTGGCAAGGCCAGCCGGAAGAGCACGCGCCGTCCGTGCATCTCGAAGGCGACCGCAGCTTGCCCGGTCGACGTGAACACCCCCGTCGCCGTGGCCTTGTAGCGAGCCAGCATCGCCTCGATCTCGGCCCGCGACTTGGCCACCGGCACGTCGGTGTGACTAGCGAATTTCGCCATGGTGCGGCTCCAATTGAGAAAGGGACGCGTCAACAAGGTCAAAGCAGAGATAATGCTTTCCCCGCCAGAGCTCGCGATAAACGGCGCGACCGTTCGCCACCGTGATTGTAAGAATGCCGTCGGAGTACTCAACGAGCGGGTTTTCGATCTTGACGAAATCGAATGTTAACAAGGCCCGGCTTTCCCATTCTCCAAGGAGATAAACGGCCCCATTTGAGTATCTCCGAAACTCCATCGGCTTTATGATCTCGTCGCTCATCAGCCCGCTCTCTCAGGTCAACGCATCTGAACGATCTTGGCGCCCGTCTCATCGGCGAGGAACGACGACCAGGCGTCCATGAGCCGGCGGCGCTTTTCGAGCGCATCCTGCCGACGGTAGGCCTGCTCGGTGGAGTCGCCGACCCGGTGAGCCAGCGCCGCTTCGATCACCTCTCGGGCAAACTGCGTACGGTCACCGGCCCAATCCCGGAACGTCGACCGGAAGCCGTGCACGGTGACGCCTGGCGCCAGATCGCGCAGTGCCTCGAGCATGGCCATGTTCGAGAGCGGGCGGCCGGCGCGCGCGCCCGGGAACACCCAGGGCGAGCCGATCGCCTGCATCTCGGCCAAAATCGCAAGGCAGCGCCGCGTCAGCGGCACCCGGTGCTCGCGGCCGGCCTTCATTCGGCTGGCTGGCACCGTCCAGACGCGGGCATCGAGGTCGATCTCGTCCCAGCGGGCGCCGATGGTCTCGCCGGTGCGGGCGGCCGTGAGGATGGTCCACTCGAGGGCGCGCGCGGAGATGCTGCGGCGGTCCCGCAAGCGCACCAGGAAGGCCGGAGCCTCTTGCCACGTAATCGCCGCGTGGTGGCGCGTGGGGCCCGCCTTGCGGGGCAACAGGTGGTCGAGGTGCCCACGCCAGCGTGCCGGGTTCTCGCCGGACCGCTCGCCGGCGGCCTTTGCGGCGTCGAGCACACGCTCGATGCGGCCTCGCAGCCGCGAGGCGGTCTCCGGCGTCTTGATCCAGATCGGCCGCAGCACGCGCATCACGGCCTCGGTGTCGACCTGGTCGACGGGCATGGCGCCGATCGGCGCGGCGAGCTCGAGCAGCGTCATGCGCCATTGATCCCGGTGCTTGGGATTGCGGAACGTCGGCTCGCGGGCCTCGAGGTATGCCTCGGCGACCTGCCGGAAGGTGCGTACGGCCTGCACCTGGCGGCGGACCTCGAGCGGGTCCTGGCGCCCGAGCACCAGGCGGCGGGCCTCGTCGGCGAGTTCGCGGGCCTTGGCGAGCGACACGTCACGCGCTGGGCCGAGACCCATGTCGCGGGTACGCTTGGCAATGGTGTAGCGAAACACCCATCGCCGGCCGGTGCCATCCACCACCAGATAGAGACCGCCGCCGTCGGCATAGCGCCCCGGCTTGGTGACCGTCTGAACGAGCCGTGCGGACAATCGAGACCGTGCGCGCATCCCACTTTGTGTCCCACTTCCGATGCCGGATTGCGGCACCCTGCTTGACACAACCTGACACACCGTCCGCGCCGAGCGCCCGCAAAATCAGGGCTTCGTGACACACTTGCGCACAGCATGAACCATGAGTGCGGCGGTTCTCGTCTCCGCCAACGCACTCTAGAATTGTGCCGAATATCAGCCACTTGTGCGAGCGCGTCGCGGCGCATCCCTGTTCCCATCCCATTTGCGCTCGTTGCTTGGATCGACGCCGACCACGATCACCCGGTCGAAATCGCGCAGATCGATCAGCCGGCGGCCGACGACCTTCGACGAACGAATGACCCGGTCCCGAATGAGACGGTTGATCGTCGAGCGTGACAGGCCAGATCGGCGGGCAGCCTCGGCGACTGAAATTGTCCTGCGCTGGCTCATGTGACCACCTCTGCGCTGGGCACCGGCGTGGTGTCCGGCATCTCGTTCCATTCGCGGCCGTCGAGGAGGCGGCCGGCGCGGGCCTTGCCGACGTTGCGCATGACGTGGAATCTCTCGCCGTGGAAGCCGCTCCCGCCACCGAGATTGAGCCATGCAGACCTGCCTCTGTGCTCATAATCGGCGCTGTTGTAATCAAGACGCCAATCGGGGTCGTCTTTGTCTCGATCAAGCGCCGCCTCCCACGCGCCCCACTGCTTGAAGAAGAACGCGACGCCGGCGTGTTGGCACTGGTCGCGGATGGACCGCGCCCAGTCCGGGTGCATGGGCCGCGCGCCGGGGCCGCTCTCTCCACCGACGATGATCCAGGATAGGCCCGGCTTGGCACCGACAAGTCGGCGCGTGTTTTCCGCTGCCATCCACTCGTTTAACCGTATCGCCCCGAGCAGCGGCTCGGCGCTGACGAACCGGACGGCCGCGGGTGTGGCGAGAAGATCGGGAATGCGCTCGTCGGCGCGGCGCTGGTCCTCGGCGCTGACGCCGAGCCAGACGTTGGACAAGGGCCAGTGAGCGTCTGGATCGTCGAGAAACGGCACTTTGCCAGGGCGTTCTTCCCACGGTCGCGGGTGGCCGGCGCGCTTGGCCTCACGTGCAGCGGCGTCGGCCATGTCGAACATAGCGTCTAGCACCCGCACACAGGTGCTTGCCGAGGCGCAGTAGGCACGCATCCGCGCCGACCGCTTCGTCAGCACCTGGAACGTGTGCTGCGGGCACAGCGCCATGACGGCGAACACGCGGTTGATCCATTCGTCGGGCACGCTCTCGTGGAACAGGTCGGACATCGAGTTGACGAAGTAGGTCGTCGGCGTGCGGCGGCGCAGCGGCAGGGTCAAGATATGATCCGGCGCCAGCGCGACCTTGCCCGTCCACACCGGCTTGCCGTTCACCCATTTGGTAGTGCCGGCGTAGTGCGGCCCCGGCACGGTGCGGCCGGCCTTGACGGCGGCGTCGCCGATCGCTTCCATCCGCGCCGCCATGCGCATCGCGTAGCAGTTCGTGCAGCCCGGCGAGACGATGCTGCAGCCGACGATCGGGTTCCAGGTCTCGCCCGTCCATTCGATTTTGCTCATGCGGCTTTGGCCTCCGCTTTCTTGTTGAGGGCGTCGACGATGGCCGCGGGGCTCGCGACCTCGGTGCCGTCGACGTAATAGCTGCGCTTGGGTTGCACCTTCGAGCGCCGGCCGCGGGGGCCGACGTCGGTGATCGACACGCCCGGAAACTCCGGCGACGTGCGGACGTGCGACCAGTGGCTCGAGCAGTCGAGATACATGACGCGCCACGGCCCGGCCTTGAGGGCGTCAAGCGTGACGATCGCGCGCTTGGTGTCGGTGCTCATTCCGCCTCTCTCGCCGCATGCGGGGAATCAATGTTGTGCTGTGCGACGGTGAAGGTGAGGGCGACGATCCACGGGTCGTCGGCCCATCGACGGCGTGGATGACCGCCCAGGTGGTTCCAAAGCCAAGCAAACTTAATCCGAGACGGTGGCTTCGACGGATCCTGGCGGATCGCCTTGACAAGTTCGGAGGCTCCGCCCCACCACCCGCCGAAGTCGGGTTCCGGCAAGGTTTCGACGCCCTCCGCAACCGCATCCTGTTCGGTGATTTCCTGCAGCCGCTGCACGCGAACGTCGGTGACGGTCAGCGTCAGGCGCGAGGCCCAACGTGGCATGAAGATTGACGGCGTTGTCTCGAGCCCGTAGTCGCTGGCGGCTTCACCGGTGCCCTCTGCGTGTGGGCCCGCGAGGTAACCGACTTCCTGTGCGAACGGGCCCATTGGGTTTGCCGGCGACGTCGTCCATCCCCGAGGGGCTATGACGGCGTTCTCGCGCACCCACAGCCGATCCCCAGGCTTGTAGCCGACGCGGAATTGCTCTCCCGCCCGATCATCTCGGGTCCACCAGCACCAGTTCTCGCCCATGCCACGCGGGTTATCCGGCGTCTTCTTGGCGCTGCAATAAGCGTCGAGGTATGGCCACGGGTGACGAGCGGCGTGCGCCAGATTGAACGTATCGGGCGGCACTGGCACGTTGCGCAGCACACGGCGCGTCTGCGTTTTCTTGCCGTCGAGCAGCGCTCTCACCATGGGCGCCGAGAAGATGATGGGGCGGTATGTGCTCACCACTCGTTCCCTTTCTTGATGACGGCGACCATGCTGTCGGTGATCACGCGAGACCAGGTGTCGCGCACGCTGCGATCCTCGATCAGCAGGGCGGGATTGATCACGGCGCTCTGCCAATAAAACCCCTTGAACTCGACGTGCACGAACGCATTGCCGGGGGCCGCGGCGCCGGTCCGGTTCTCGACCGGGCGCGGAGACCCGGCCTCGGCCGAGGCGTGTGCCGTGAGCGCTGCCACGACGCCGTCGGCAAGGAGGCGCTCAATCGTTGCCTGCTCGGGGCTGATCTTTCCGGTTTCCAGCTGGGTGAAGTGGCGTCTGCGAATGACCGACGCGTTCTCACGGGCATAGGCGATCAGGTAGCCCAGCTCGGGGATCGGCTTGCTGGTGCCGCTCATGCCGCAGCCCGCCCCTTGCGCTTCGCCGTTGGTGCCGGCGTTTCGGGCTCGCTCGACTGCTCGGCCGCCGCCATCTTGCCGCGCGACGCGGTCCTCTTCTCGGGCTTGTGCGGTACTTCGAGCACGTAGGACGGGTGGCGAAGCTGGGGTGGCAGCCAACCGCAGGCCTTGGCCTGCTCGGCGGCCCATTCGGCAAGGTCGGCCTTTTTCATCGCTTCGAGGTCGGCTCGGCCCATCAGCCCGAAGTGATGACCGCCGTCGTGCATCTCCTCGAGCGCAGCGATCGCCGTCTCTTTGCGGGCCCGCCTGAAATAGTCCGCCGCCGAAAACGCGCCCCGCATGCCACTGAGATACTCGGCGCCAACCAGCGCCGAGACCAGACCGTCTGCCGCCTCGAGCGGTTTCGTGCCCGACCTGACGGTGAGCTGAAGCGATTGGGCGACAAGGCCTGCCAGCTCGCGGAGCAGGTGGTCGATTGAGGCCGTTCCGCGATCGGCCATAGCGGTGTCGAACGAGCTGCGCCGCATCTCCGGCAGGGTGCTGACCTCATTGGTGATCGTCAGCTTGGCAGGCGAGTGATAGGTCGGCGTCGCCAAAGCCACTACTGCGACCCTCAACGCCAGGTGCGGGTCTCGGGCCAGAACAGACGCAGCAACGTCAGTCTGCGCAGACGTGATGTCCTCGAGCAGCGCCTGGGATATGTCAAAGGGATCGGCAGGCGCTGGGCCTGTGTCAGCCTCGGCCGGAGCCGGGGCCACGACATGCCCGCCGCGATCGTCGTCGACAAACTCCTCGAGGTCGGTCTGCTCGATGCCTTCCGGACGGATCAGGCCGGTCGCGATCGCCAGCTTGCCTTTGTGGTCGATCGAGACCAGGCAGCCCGAGCGAGCCTTCTGATCGTACGTGAACACCCATGTTTCGTCGGTCTCGCCGTCGTGGTCTGGGCCGAGCACGTGCGGGCAATCCCAATTGTTGAAGCCGCACGATTCCTCGATCAGCGCCCAGGACCAGCCGTCGGCTTTGAGCCGGTTGCACTCGGCCTGCAGCTTCTCGCGAGCCAGACGCTTTGCCAGAGGCACGTCGGCCACATAGCGCGCCTCATCGAACAAGTCGTCGTCAATGCGGCCACCTGCGGCGAGGTAAGCCTCCTCGCCGATCAGGGCCAGCTCGTCAGACTGGTCGAGACGCTCGCGGGTGTCGGAGAGTTCGGAGCGCACGGTCCAGGGCTGCACGCGGTTGCCGAGCCGCTCGAGCACGCTCGCCTGGGTCGCCGGATCGGGATGGGCTGCAAAGGCCTGTGCCGTATCGGCGTCGATCTTGCCCTTGCGCCACGCGGCGCGGACCTCTGGAGCCAACCGGCCGAGCGCCAGGTGCTGCTTCACGGTCCGCTCGGTGATCCCGAAGCGGGCTGCGATCTCGGCGGGCGGCTCGGCCAGGCGAGCGAACACCTCGTGCTGGTCGACCGGGTGCATCGGCAGGCGCACCACATTTGCCATCAGCGACGTTTCGAGCGCCTCGGCGTCGTCCTCGTTGCGCACCAGCACCGGCACCGGCGTCGACTTCGGCAGGGCCTTGGCCTTCACCAGCTTGTCGAGAGCCTGATAACGGCGGCGGCCGTCGATGATCTCATAACGCAGGCCCTTGCCGCTGGCGCCCGTGTCGGCGATGCGCACGGCGAGCGGTTGAATAAGACCCTTGGCCTTGATCGAGGCGGCGAGCGTGTCGATGTCCTCGTTCGTCTTGGGCCGGGCGTTGATCTCGTCGGACGCGACCAGAGAAGAAAACGGAATGGTGATCAAATCGGTCATGCGGTCTCGCGCTCATCGGCAAAGAAATCGGGCTGGCTGGCATCGGGTGGCAGTGGCGGCTGGACGGCCCCGAGGATCCGCACCTCTGCGTCGGGCCATACGTCGAGCAGGGCCTTGACGCCCGGGTGGGCGAGCAGGGCGGCAGTTTCCTCTGCCGTCGGCGACTCCGCTGGCGCGGAGCCGGCCGCCGACGGCTGGGTCTCCACGGGCGGCCGGCTCCCGGAACGGGAGTCGCCCGTGGCCAACAAAAAGTGGCACAGCGCCCGGAGGCCGGCTGCGTGGTTGGCGATGAACCGCAGCGTCTGCTCGGCGTCGCGCATGACATCGAGCTTGCGGTCGGCGGTTTCCTCTTTGAGGCGGCCGCGGGCGATCCAGTCGGGATAGAGGCGCTCGCGCTGGCGAACCTCGCGCCCGACCTCGTCGGCTTGCTCGGCGGCGGTGCTCATCGGCGCCCCCGAGTGTCATCATCCTCGCCGCTGCAGAACATGCCGCAGGCGAGGAACCCGGCCGCGAACGCGATGGCGTGGGTCAGGTAAACCGGCGCCACGGAGACCAGCCAATCAACCACCGGCGACCTCCTCTGCGATCGGAGCCTCGGCAAGGACCGGCAAAACGGGCGGCCAACGATCGTGCTCGCGCAGAGTGCGGCGGCCGACGTCGGCGGCCTGGGCCATCATCGCGCGACCGGTGCGCCGGTAATGGGCGAGCCATGCCGAGAACTCCGGCGTGCCGAACGGAATGAGAACAAGGCCGAGCCCCGTCGTGGTGTCGACCTCCGGACTTGGCGGCGGCCATGGCGCCGACTGGAGAAGAGGCAGGCCGGCCCGCTGCACCGACGAGATATGACGGGCGCTCTCGCCCGACTGCAGGCGCCAGGTCAGCCACGCATGCCAGCGCGGGTCGTTGGCCGGGATGACGATCGGAATCTCTGCCACAGCCTCGGCCGTCGCGGGATCGATCCCGACGACCAGGTCGGCCGGAAGCTGCACGACGACGTCGAGGCGGGTGCCGCGCTTGCCCTCGACGCGGAGCAGGCCGGCCTTCTCGGCGCGTCTCAGGTGGGACTTGACAGAAGAGCGGGACAGCGACGCGTCGGTCGCCAGCTTGCCGACGGGCACCGAGCAGGTGACCTGGAACAGGTTCTGCGCGACGGTGTAGCAAACGAGCTTGGTGGTGCTGGCAATGCGGGCGGCCTGGACGGCGGCCCGCCATGTGTCGGCGCTGGGCGCTGGGCGGGGGCTCATTGCGGCGAGCCTCCCATAGTTGCCAGCAGCGCAATAACGATCAGCAGTGCGGCGAGCTGGGCGCCGACAGCCGTGAAGGCGATGCCGGCGTGATAGCGCTTGAGGACCGGACGTTTCATGCGGCAGCCGTCTGCAGCTCGTTGGCGGCCAGGTTCGAGGCACTCCACGCCAGCCAGGCGGCGTCGATCTCGTGGCGCTTCTGGTTGATCAGCGCGCCAACGATGCGCGCATAGAGCCAGTGCGATTGCGGCATGAACACCTGTCGGCCGCCGGGGCTCTCGGGCGTGTCGGCGCGGTCGCACATGATGCCGGCGACGCGCCAGTCGCGGCCGCTGTCCTCGATGCCAATGAACGCGATACCGTCGATCAGGGCGACGGCGACGCCGCCGACCTCGATCGGATAGGTGAATGGAAATTGCATGAGATCCGCCCCCTCGGATGGAGAGAGGGGCGGGCCGCGCTACCCCGCGAACGAACCCGCCCCGCCAGCGTGTCACGGTGTGTCAGGCTGGTGCACCAGGGATGATCGTGTTTTTCCGATTTGTCAACTATACATCGGAATTTTCCGATCTTATTGCCATGCCGGCGCTGTGGTGATTCCGTTCTTGGGTCCGGCACACCAGGAGCGGGCGAATGGAAGTGATTGTGACCGTTGGATTGATGTGGTTGGCGACGTGGTGGGTCGGAAAAAGGCTCTTTGGACGACGCAAATCGATCTCGTCTGTTGCGGCTTTGCACGATCAATCCGAGCAACCGGAGCGTTGGGTCTATCCGGACATGCGTCACCGTCCTGCGGGGTCGTGGCGGCAGGTGAAGCCCTGGTTTCAGGCCGCTGGCGTTCAGCATCATCATGACGACGCGCTGGCGTTTTTTGACGCCTCTGCGGAGGCTGAGACTGCCGGCACCCCGTATGGGCTCGACGTCGAGCGAGAGCCACACAACCGGCACGATCGCAACGCCATCGCGCTGTTTGGATGGTGGACCTCTCCGGCAGGACGAACCAGGGTCAAGATCGGTTACGTCCCCCGCGACGTGGCGCGACAGCATCGCGACCCAGCAAAGCCGATCGCAGCCGAGATCGATAATCTTTACCTTGCAGAGCGATATGACGGCGACGGTCTTTACGTTGGCGTGCGGGCGTTTTTGCTCGAGCCGTCGGCGCGCAGCCCCTACTGGCAGGGTAAGGCGCCGCGACGGTAAGGCCCAGCTTACCGCCTGCCGCGTCGCACCCAGGCCACGGGCGCCGCCCACGACAACGCCACATCCTCGATGTCATCGACGAGCGGGTTGTAGCTTTTGAGGTTGAACCGGCCCGGGCGGCTGCCGCGCTTCAGGATCTTGACGAAGTGCCGGTTGTCGGCCGTGCGGACCACGCAATCGAGCCCGATGCAGTTGTCGGCGTTGGGGCCGAACTGGCGGTAGCAGACCAGAAAATCGCCATTGCGATAGACCGGAGACATGCTGTCGCCACGCACCTCGATGCCGATGGTGTCATGCGCGCCGAGATCGAACTCGATCTTGTCCTCGGGCCCGGTGGCGTTGTCGATCGGCGTCCAGCCTTCGCCCGCCGACACGAAGCCGACGATCGGAATCGAGACGCCAACCGAGTCGTCGTCGCCAAGTAGCTGCGATGGCCTAATGCCGAGAGCCCTGCAGATCGCAAGAAACTTGTCGATCGAGGGGGCATGCCCTCGTTGAACGACATCGTGGACGGCGCTCGGCTGAAGTCCCGCTTTCAAGGATACCGCCTTCATCGAGAGACCTGGAGTCTCGTCGATAAGCTGTTTCAGACGGAATCGCCAGTCGCTGACCATGCCCCTGCGTAGGCCATCGGCGCCTTGCAAAGGAAGCCATGCGCAATTTCCCGTTGATTGATCGGATAATTACGATCATAACTCGCTGCCATGAGCAAATCACCCGACACGATTCCCCTGCTCGCCGAGATCGAGGCGTTCCTCGACGAGACCGGCATGGCCGCGACGACCTTCGGCGAGAAGGCGATCCGCGATTGGCAGCTCGTGCGGCGGCTGCGCGAGGGCGGCGACGTAACGACCCGCAAGGCGGAGATCATCCGCGCCTTCATCGCCAGCCCCGCCGCCCGCAAGATCGTGCCCAGGGAGCGCGCAGCATGAGCGAGACGCCGACCACCGCGCAGATCAGGTCGCTCGGGCTGTCGCTCGAGCAAGCGCTCGCACAGGCCCCGGTTGCGGCCCCCGCGCCGACCACGTTTGAGATCGTCGCAGCGGCGGTCGCTGCGACGAGGGCTAATCTGCCGAGCCTGATCAGGGCATCGTCTTCCGCGCGTCCCGCGCATTGCGGAACATGGCCTCGAGTTGCCCTGCGGTTGCGGCACCGACGGGGCCTTCGATGTCCATTGCGGTGTCCTTCATGCCCTGCATCACAGCATCGGCGTACGTGTCCGAAAGGCTCCCCATGAGGGTCGAGAACAACACGCTGACGGCGATCGTGAGGGCATTCAAGCGGGCGGACGTGTCCACATCATCATTCGTCACGTCGGGCGTGGTTGGCGGTCCAGTCATCGTTTTCGCTCCGGGTGGGTTGGCTTTGACACCACCAGCCTAGAGCAAATCGCGGTGCCGCCGGGCTTCGATCCCCCGGCGGCACCTGAGGTTCCACGGCGCCCGATGCCAAGTCGGCATCAGAAGGCGCCGAGCACGAGTGTCAGTAGCCGGTGCGTCCAGCGCTGGGGGCAAGGGTTGCAGCCCCGGCAAACCAAGGTGCGATCAGTAAGGGCGATTTCGACACCGGCAGGCAATCGCACCGGGTGACCCAAGTCTCGTAAGCGTCGAGTGTTCTGTTCTCTCACATCGCCGGGCCCGGGACGCGCCACTACCGGGCCCGGCGACAGATCACGAGGAGGCACGCCGTGCCCGCACCGACCACGTCGTCAAAGGCCCACTGGCCGCTCGCGCTGGCGCCGCCGTCTTCTCCGGACGATGCGGCGGCCGGCTTCGTCGCCTTCCTGCAGGAGTGGGGGCCGACCGGCGAGCTGCTCTGGGGCGGCCACGGCGGGGTGTGGTGGTGGTACCGCTGGTACTGCTCGCGCATTGCCCGCTGCCAGCCGGTGCCGTCCAATCGGTTCGCCGAGGCGCTGGGCCGTCTCGCACCGTGGCGGCAGGCCTCCGACTATTCCACCGGTAAGCGCCGCCGGGTGACGATCTATCACATTCCGAGCCTTCCCGACGCCGACGACGTGGCCATGCCCGTGCTGGAGCCGATGCGGATGGCCGCCTAGAAACGAAGTACGCCCGCGAGGGGAAGCTCGCGGGCGCCGAAATTCAAACCAGAGCCAAGCAGGGGCTTGGTGCCGCATCTTGTACCTCGTCGCGATTCGCACCGCAAGCACTGCCCCGCGAAAAAATGAACAGGGGCCCGACGCGATGAAGAAATCAATGCCGTGGTTCCGCTTCTACGCCGAAGCGCTCAGCGACCCGAAAGTGCAGCGGCTGCCGGGCGATCTATTCAAGACGTGGATGAACCTGCTCTGCCTCGCCACGCAGAATGGCGGCGTGCTGCCGTCGATGGACGACATCGAATTTCATCTGAGAATGTCGCCGCGTCACGCGCAGCAGCACGTCGACGAATTGATCCTCGCCGGGCTGATCGACATCATGCCAGATGGCAGCCGCCAGCCGCACAATTGGCACGTCCGGCAATACTCGTCGGACACCAGCACGGAACGAGTACGGAAACACCGCGAGAAACGCGCATGTAACGTTTCACGAAACGGGGATAGAAACGTTGCAGGCAGCGTTGCAGCAACGGCCAACGAAACACCCCCAGATACAGAAGCAGAATCAGAAACAGAAACTGCCCCCTTACCCCCGCCGATCGACGACGACGAACCCGAGCCGAAAGCCGGAAGTGGGCAGGCGAGAAAAATCGATTTAGGGGGTTTGGTGTTGGGGGCGGCCCTCGACCGGGTCACCCCGGAGACGCTGCGGACCGCGGCCCGTGAGCTGGCGATCGCCGATGCTTCGCCCCTGTTGCCGGCCTTCGAGCGATGGCCAAAAAGCCAGTCGGCACGCGACCGGAACGCCCTGTTTCTCGCCACCGCGCCGACGTTGTTCGAGCGGGCCAAGCCTGCGATCCGGGCAGCCTGCCAGCCGCTTGCCGAGTTGGTCGACGCCGGACGACCAACCGGGGCGGCCACCCCGCGGTGCTCGCCCGAGCTGGCTGCCCGGCTGCGCGGAGGCAAGCCATGACCTACGATCTCCGCGACCGTCCGCCCGTCGTCAGCGATCTCGACCGCGTCTGGGCCGTCGAGCAAAAGCCCGCCGATTGGGACACACGCGCCCCGCTGCTGCCGTGGGCGCAGCACGTCTCCGAACAGGCCGAGCGCTTCGAGGAATACTTCCAGGGCGAGCGCCGTTTCGCGACGGAATGGTCGGGACTTTGGCGCCGGGTGTGGTGGCCAAAGGCTGATCCCGCCGTGCGTCACCCCAAGCTCGCCCCGCACGTGCCGCATCCCTTCATCGTTTCGAGCCATCCCGCATGGTCATCCGTTCTCGCCGTGCTCAGCCCGCTCGAGCGCCGCACAGCCGAGCGTTTCGGCACGATGACCTTCCGCCCAAACGACCCGCGTGTCGCCGGCCTTGGCGAGGTTTTCACCGTAATTCACGAGCATCCCCGGAGGACGGCATGAGGCAGTGCCCAAAGTGCGGACAGGCGATCGAGGCCGAGGCGAGATCTCTGCTCGACGAGCTTCGCGACGAAGGCCTGCACCTGCACGTGGTCGACGGGCTGATCGCCAAGCTGTGGGGGGCGTTGCGCTTCGACGGCCGTGACAGCCCGCCGGCCCTGCTCCGCGCCATTCGCGACCAGCTCGCCGAGGTGCCCGACGGGGCGCTGGCCGAGGCGGCCAACGTGCTGCTGCGCGAACGGTCGGTGTGGCCGAGCGCGGCGATCGCCTTCAAGGCGGCCCAGGCGGTGCAGGCCAAGCACATGCTGCGGATCACGCCCGGCACGACGGCCTGGTCGGCCTGGGTGGCCCACTGGCATTCCCAGGGTCACAAGTTCCTCGCCCGGACCTACGAGGCCCAGGGCTATGCGCTCGTCCCGCGTCAGTTTCCGATCGTCGACGCCAAGCGGGAGACCACGCCATGATCCGGACCATCGAGAAGTGCGCGCATTGCCAGACCCTCAGTCTGGACGGCCTTGAGGTCGACCTTGAGCGTCGCGAGCTGCGTTACGGCGAGACATGCGTGCACCTCGAAGGCAACGAGTCGGCGATGTTCTACGCGATGGCCGAAGCCGGCGGACGCGTGGTGCCCTATGGGAAACTGATCCACGCGGTGTGGGGGAGCACTTTGAACGGCGGACCCGACTACGCCGTGCAGATGCTCAAGGTCTACGTCTGCAGGATGCGCGCCAAGCTGCGCCGAAGCCGGGCGCCGATCGTGATCCGTACCGTACACGGGAGCGGGTTCGCCTTCGAGCGTGCCCATCCGCGGACCGATACGCGGGTTCTGCGGCACAGCGAGTTGACCAAAGCCAGGACCGACGCCGCCCTCGAGGAGGTGCAGGCGTGAGCAAGGTGATCCTCTCGCGGCACTGGAAATCCAAGGGCCCGAAGCTGCCGAAGTCGGTGGTCGCGGCCAAACAGCGAAATTCAAAGCGTGTGCGCGTCGTCAAGCCGGCAGCGGCCGGCAAAGGTGCTAAGCGATGATCGAAGACAAACGAATTACGAAGGTCAAGGTCGACGGCGCCCGCGTCGAGATCTCGGGCAAGTCGACCTGGGGGGTCTTCAACGAGCGCGAGTGGCACTCAAGGGTTACCGAGGAACCTGACCCGGCGTTTCCGGCGGCGCTGCAGGCGCTTGTGCCCGAGATCCGAGACATGCTCGGGCTGCCGCCGACGTGGGCTGAGAACGCCATGAAGGTGATCTCGGTTTCGTTCTCGTGGTCGGAATCCGTCGAGGTCCGTGGGGCCTCGATCTGCGTCCGTGCCGATCTCGAGTGCGCGACGTCGCCGCTGATCTTCAACACGCCACACCTGCCCTACGACCAGTATGCCGAAGGCGGCTCGCAGCCGACCATGCCGGCCGAGTTGATCAACCTGCTCGATGAGGTCGAGCACCAAGCCGAGCGCTACCTTGGCGGCGCCAGGGCGCAAGAAGACCTGTTCGGCCATCGCCCGCCTACCGGCAAGGAAGCCGCTTCCGGGGAAAGGGTCGACGCGTGAGCCTTGTGCAGCACGGAAACAGTCCGGCACGGCAGGCGACGGCATGGCGTGTCCGGGACGTCGTGGGCGCGGTCTCCGTCGTCTCAGGCATCCCGACAACACGGATCATGTCGAAGCGGCGCGATCGGAAATCATCCGACGCCCGCTCCGTGGTGGCGCGGATATGCAGAGATACCGGCCGGACCTTGAACGAGATCGGACGCGTGCTCGGCCGGGATCACTCGACAGTTCTCGTCGCCGCTCGGTCATTCGAGAGCCATAAGCTTCGCAGCGACGCGCGTGGGCAGCGACTCGCCGAGTGGCATCGCGGGGCCATGGCGCGATTGGCCGACCCTCCGGCGCCACCCATCATCACGATCGCCCCGCCACCGCCACTGCCGACGCCTCCGCCGTCACTCGTGATGCCAGCCGCGCCACGGCCTCGGCACGGGTTCGTCAACCGGGCAGGAGAGATCATCGTTGGCGCTCCGGTCTGCGAGCGCCTCGACGACCAAAGCCACCGCAGCCGGAGCTGGACCCGCAAATGAGCGACGACCTGCCGTCGGCCCTGATCGCCCGGCTCGAGCGCCTGTCGGCCACAACGCCCGCGGCCATGAAAGCCACGATCTACGACGAGCTGCAGGCGCTGGGCGTCGACGTGCCGCGTCTCGTCGCCGAGGAGCAGGCGGTTATCGTCGAGGATTACAAGGCCGTTGCGGCCCAGCGCGCCGCCCAGCGCCGCCTGCTCGAGGATCGGATGGCCTCGGGCAAGCTGACCGCCTCCCAGGCCGCGGCCGCCCAGCGCACCATCGCCAAGTTGAACCTCAACGAGAAGGACGACCGGCGCGAGGCCAACCGGGTGCTGCGCCGGATGGAAATCGAGCCGACGCGGCAGGTCGCCATCTCGGCGCCAACCCGCGAGCGGCTCCGGCATTGGGGCGACGAGGTGGCCGTCGTCGACCGCGAGCGCGACGGCTCGGTGCTGGCCCAGCCCCGTCACGAGCTGCGCTGGGCCGTCGACCGCATGGCGGTTTCGCTCTCCGCCGAGGAATACACCGCCGCCAGCCGGCTGCGCGAGACCTGGGCCCGGCAGAAGGCCTCGCCCAAGGGCGTCGACCTCAACGGCTCTGGCGGACGGGTGCCGGGCTCGCGGCTGCCGACCAGCGACAACCAGATGGCGGCGAGCCGCGAGTGGAACGCGATCTGGCACCGGCTGCCACCGGCCTTGCGGCTGATCGTGCTCAACTTCATCTGCGAGGAAGCGCCAAAGGGCCGGTCCGAGCCGATGACGGCCCTCGAGTTCGGCCAGCTCTACGGCAACGTGAAGGACAAGGAAGGCGCCCGCGGCGTGACCCGTGGCGCGGTCAAGACGGCGGCCGCGGTGATCGCCGGCCTGTTCCACGAGTACGACACCTGGCGGGCGGATCAGGCCCGCGAGCAGCGCCGGCAGCGGCAGATCGGGGGGCGGTGATGGCCGTTTACGTAGACCCTGCACAGCATCCGTTCGGGCGGATGATCATGTGCCACATGTGGGCGGATAGCGAGGAAGAGCTCCTGACCATGGCCGACCGGATTGGCGTGGCTCGCAAGTGGATACAGGGACACCCGACATTATCGTTCGGCGAGCATCGCACCGCGAGCTGGGTTCACTTCGACATTGCAAAAAGCAAGCGGGCGCTTGCCGTGGCGGCTGGCGCCATCGAGACCGATCGATACGGGCCCGTGTTGCACACTGCGCGGCTGCGCGGAAACACGAAGATGATCGAGACGGTGGAGAAGCTACGCGCCCGCCGTCGTGGGGAGACCAACAGCGAAACGCTCTACCAGATACGCGCCGAGGGCGATGTTCTGGTCGATGCAATCTGAGGGGCGGTAAATGGCTCAAACGATGCAAACGGCAAGGCAGGTTACTGGCACGCAATGGAGCACCGTCCCGGTCAGCATCATCGACATCACGCCAGAGATCGCGAAGCTCGGCGTCGAGTCGGCGCTCGAGGTGGTCGTCGGCCGGGCGACCATGATCGTCGCGCAATGGGAAGGCGGCATGACGGTCGCCGGCACCTATTGCGGCGGTGGCAGCCAACAGGCGGCCCGAGCCAAGGCCCTGCAGCGGGCGATCGAAGCCGGGTTGCGCTTGAAGGCGCGCTGGCCGGGTGCGGCATGAGGCCATCGGCTCACCGTGCCGTGATGGCGAGCCGACGCGAGCCGCCGGACAGCCTCGATTTCTTCCCGACGCCACCATGGGGCACTCGCGCCCTGCTCGAGCACGTGATCGGCCCGAGCAAGGGCGACCTGACCTGCTGGGAGCCGGCGTGCGGCGAGGGCCACATGGCGGCAGTCCTCGAGGAGTATTTCGGGATCGTGTTTGCCTCCGATGTGTTCGACTACGGCTACGGCAGGACGGGCTCGTTCATCGGGCAGGGCGCCGACGTGGTACCGTCGCCGGCCGACACAGGCTGGTGCCAGCCGGACTGGATCATCACCAACCCGCCGTTCAACAAGGGCATAGAGTTTGCGCAACGGGCGCTGGGCGAGGCAAAGGCTGGCGTCGCCCTGCTCATGCCGACGCGGGGCCTAGAAGGGCTCGGGCGTTACGACGCCGTGTTTCGTGACACGCCGCCGACCCGCGTTGCCGTCTTCGTCGAACGCCTGCCGATCCACCGCGGCCGATGGGACCCGGATGGCGACACCGCCACCGCCTACGCCTGGTATGTCTGGCGCAAGCCGCTGGATGGCACCACGCGGCTCGTCTGGATACCGCCGGGACGGCGCGAGGCTTTGACCCGGTCTGATGATCGGGAACGGTTTGCCCGTCCGGCTATTCCGGTTGTCACCGACGACGGGCTGATCGTTCCGGGTGATCCGGCCTGGAACGGCTGGGCCTGATCCCGGTCCGGCTATTCCGGGAAAGCCTGTTTCCGTGCCTCTGGCGGGCATTTCCCGGAATGCCGGAATAGCCGGACTGGGTGCATGAGAAAGCCGGTCCGGTGCATAATTCGGGCGCTGGGCGCATAAAAAAAGCCGGACCGGGTGTGCCCCTGTCCGGCTTTTTCGTGTCGGTCGTCCGGATCAGGCCCGGAGCCGAGCCGCATAGTCGTAGGCGGTCGACTTCGGCAGGTTGAGAGCCGACTGGATCTCGGACCCGCTTGGCGTGCGCCCCTTCTGAGCCTCGAAGCGCTCGGCAAACGAGATCACGTTCGCGTCGAGCTTGCGGCCCCGCTTGCCCGTGCCCTTGGGGGGCGTGGGCGGCTTTTTCGTGGGCGCCGGCGACTCCGCTGGCGCGGATCCGGCCGCCGGCACGTTGGGGCGTGCCAGGAACAGGCCGGCGAGGCCGTACTCGAGGGCAAACACACCGACCAGCTCGAGGAAGAACGCAACCAGAACCTTGTCGAGACGGCTCATCACAAACTCAACTTTCGTGGCACTGAACCCGAGCAGGCCGGCGAACTCGGCAAATCCCCGTGCCTGGACGGGCACCAGCTTCTGGCCGCCCGTCGCCTCGATCTTGGCGACGGTCTGAGTGCGTTGCGCCTCCTCGGCGGCCAGATCGCGCTGCAGGCGTTCCTTGGCCAGCGAGCGGCCGTTGAGCTCGCGGAGGTCGAGAGCGGGCTTGCAGGCCACGTCGCTGCCATTCTTCGAGATCTCGGTGGCCGCGCAGTGCTGGGTGCGGCGCCAGACGTTGACCGGCACCTTGTCCGGGCCCTTGCCGACGACGGCGTCAAGACGGCCCTTGACCTCGACCGACGACGGCACGCCGGCATAGGGCGCCAACTCACGGTGCAAGGCCGCGATGCGGACGTCGATGCGTTGCTTCTCGCCTTCGAGGTCGCTCAAGGCCTTGTTGGCGTTGACGGCCGCGCTCTCGGCGGTAGCCGCCGCGCCGTGCTGGCCGCCGACGCTGGTGTAGACGACCAGGACCGTGCCGACGGCGAACGTGGCATAGAAGATCGCCGCATATCCGTACTTGCGCTGCGCGGCCATCAGCTTGGCCAGGATGCCGACGCCGACGGTGCAGAACAGGAAGCCAAGTGTGGTCGTCTCCGCCAGGCCGAAGGTGCCGGAGGCGAGCGACTTGCCGACGAGGTTGGCGGCCGTGATCAGGACGGCGGCCGTGCCGACGGCGAGGGCGAGGTATTGCACGCCCTTTTGTTCGTGGTAGGTGGTCATCTGGGATTGCTCCTGGTGTCTCAGGGGTGGTTCAAGGGCCGCGGCGAGGGGTGGTAGCCTTGCCGTGGCCCGTTTGTTTTACACCTAAGGTGTAAATTAAACAAGAGGGTGAAGTGTAATCAGTTGTGAATTTTGGCGAATTATCATACAACCGGCGCATGACCGGACCGCATGCCATAGAGATCATTGACAAGCTCGGCATCAGCAGAGCCAAGTTCGGCCGCCTCGTCGGCCTGTCCTCTAACGCGATCACCAAATGGGCGAACGGGCAGCAGCCGGCCAAGCCGGTGTCGACCCTGCTGCGCCTTCTCGAGGCGAGGCCCGAGCTGGTCGATGTGCTTGAGGGGTTGAAGCAAGCGGAGCGCGCACGATGACCGACAAGCAGGTGCAGAGCTGCGCGGCGGCTATGCTCACGGAACTCGAACGGCAAGCGGAGGCGTCGAAATCACCCAGCCTCTACGTGGAAGGGGAACGCCTCGACGATGTTCTCGTCGATGGTCATGTCGACCTGATAGCCGTGGCCCGTGCCGCGTTGGCTGCATCTCAGACTGCTTCATGCGTCGAGGCAAGAGAGCAGCGCACGATCACGGACGAAGAGGCAAAAGCACTGGCACGGCAGATCGATGCGGCCCTGCAAGTGGCTGCCGGTGCGGCGAACGATCTCAGTCGTGCCGGATATCAAATAGATATCGGGTTCACGAGCATCAACATGACGACACTCTCCGATGCCAAGCGGGTGGATTGTGTCGTTGCGGCGTTAGGGCCGCTCAGGAGGCTCGTGACATGACCGTCGCCGCCTGCACCTGCTGCAAGGGCAAGGGCCAGGTGCTCTCGATCGAGGGCGCATTGCGGCCGTGCTCGAGGTGCCGAAGGGCGGCTTTCTTGTTGTGGTGCAGGGCAAGGCGGGATGGGCACGTCACGAGGCTGGTGCAGAAGCAGGACCAACAAACCCCTTGACGAATCACGGGTTTCGACTCAGTGCTTTTTGCCATCGTGTCGAACTATGACGGCACCCAAGCCCGCCCGGTCAAACCGATGGCGGGCTTTGTGTTTCCAGCCCCCCGCTCACCACACCCGAGGTCACCCGCTCACCGATGGCTCGTGCTTCCCGCTTGTTCCGCCCCGCCCACCTGCCGCCTCGAGCGGCGACCGAGCAGGAAAAGCAGCAGCACGACCAGGCGCGACGCGGCACCTCGGCCAGCCGTGGCTATGGGCACCGATGGCAGAAGGCTCGGATCGGCTATCTCGTCCGGCATCCGCTGTGCGTCTGCTGCCTGGCCAACGGGCGCATCACGCCGGCACGGATGGTCGACCACGTCGTGCCACACGAGGGCGACATGGCGATCTTCTGGCGGTCCGAGGACTGGCAGGCGCTCTGCGACGAGTGCAACCAGCGGATCAAGCAGCCGATCGAGCTGCGCTTCAAGGCCGGCCGCGCCACCGTGGCCGAGCTTCGCCTCGATCGAGCCATGCCGTGGGCGTTCCCGGCAACGGTTAACAGAAACGCCGTTCACGTTAACGAATAGGGGGTAGGGGGGCGGGTCCAATCGCTGGCCCCCTCCGCCCTAG